CTTCCGCACCTAGACCAAACTCTCCACCCCAGTACATCCACCCTTCGACTGTTGCCGGCGGGCCTGCTAGGGCTTCTTTGATAATTCTTCGAAGCTGTCTCTTTGAAAGTTTCATGGCCAGCCCTGTTTATCTGAAAGATTGATCTTCTGTCTGATACTGACCATCATGGAGCATAGTTTCTATCTCTTGGATTTTCTCCTCCATAGCATGAACAAGGCCTGTGTCCAACTCCTGCTGAGCATATGTCACCTGCTGTTGCCACTCTGCCTTAGTCGATCGACCGTCAAACATGGCTGGGTCTTCATCAAATAGCGTCATCATATCTTCACCGAAACGATCTGATATATCATTTGATGCATTCTCTAATGCATCTTGGAATTCTCGCATATCTGCTACAGTCTCCCGGAGAAAACGATTTTTTTCCTCTCGAATGATCTTTCGTAGTTGTTTGCTTTTAAGCTTCATGATACTCTCTCCGCGTGGTGCCTGAATAACTATGCTTTACTGATCTAAATATATGTTATAACTTCTGAGTGATAAACTAGTTGAAGGCAGTGACCAGAGGGTATGTAGAAAGGTCCAGGCTGATCTCTGATGATTCCATCGGACATAACCATACAAACACACAAGGAATCGGGCACCGGTGTCTTAGATAAGGCGCGGCCCAGCCGCGCTTGAGCTGCTCAGGCCTTTTGAGCATCACCCACTCCGTCTCGTCGCATCCCTTCGGATGACTCCTCCCCGGAGGCGAGCTCCAGATATCGCCAGCTAGTTGCATTGACCCGAAGGACCCGGCCCCGCCAGAGCACAGTCCTACGTCGGTCGCGACCTGGACGGCCGTAGTCGCCGAGATACATGAGGAGCTCATCCGCGGCTGGGGTGAATTCACCCTTTGCCCATGACAGGTCCCTGTGGATCTGCAGATCTCTCATGGAGTCCTTGCGGATGTACGTGTTGGGACGACCTCGGAGCAGACAGCCGTTGGAGAGGCCATCGACCTTCACAGACGAACCTTGCGGGACACCCCTCTCACAGCATCACAGCCACGTTCCAGGCTCTCGAGCTGGTCGGCTAGGACGCGCGCGGTGCGCTCTACTGCGGCACCCTCCTCATGCAGGCCGGCCAGTGGCTCCAGCCTGGCCTCTGGTCCCTTGTGTTCGAGCTCAGTCAGCGTGTGACCCAGTCGCTCATACATGTTTCGAACCTTGACCCGCAGCTCCTGGACGCTACGATTTACCGACTGCTGAGCATCGATGAAATCTTTTGACATCCTCTGGAACATGTGGTCTCCGGAGGGGTCAAGTGTCTCCGGTGGGGGTATAAATTGATCAGACATCTTCGTTCTCCTGTTCGTCTAGACCTCCGGGGATCACCCGTAGAGTCTGCCGAACTCTTTCACGATCTAACTTGTTGAGTGCAGTCATGACTCGGTCCCGATGTTGTTCCTCTTCCACAGACCACTCGGACCACCAGTCTTCCCGGGAGATAGCGTGCATGAGGAAAGCAACCAGATCCGCGGCCTGAGTCCACTCATCCAGCTCCTCTGGGTTATCCTCTGGGTAGGGCGCTAGCGCCATGTCGATCTTTCCCTCCGGCATGATGAAGAGCGCTCCGAGAGGAGAGTCTCCCAGGGCTTTCATAAGAGTGTCTTCAATGGTATCTGAGCCGCTTAGGGCAAGTGATATTGTGTTATCCATGGTGTACATCTTATACCGTGGTACCCGTTATATATAAATCGCGCGTGGGAGAGTCGTCATCGAGGTCAAAGCCGAGGGGCACGATGTGATTGACGTTAACGTGGACTAGACCTAGACCTGTGGCAACGATGCTGCGTAATTCATCCCTCCGTTGGACCACTAGACCAACAGTGCCCTCAGGGACAAAGATATCGCGTCTATCGTCGTCAAAGGTCCACGTGTCATCCTTGAACACCACCGCATCTCCTATCATTCCTGCCATATAGGGTAACATACGTGTTGCATGGGAAACGTTTCACCCATATTCATGGTGAGACCTCTGAGGATTGCCGGCACCCACATACACGTAAGGCAGCCCTTAGCTGTGCATTCTCATGAGCGGTTGTCTGAGGATTGGGCTCAACTACATGAGGGAGTTCTTTGACGTAATTCCATATGATCATGGCCATGGCGAGGGATAGCACCTTGAGCTTCCAATTGGAAAGTAACGGCCGTCGCTTCCTGGGTGAGCTCACTGGATATTGCCCCGGGGAGGCTATTTCTTATTTCTATCGGGTCGTTGTCCGGTCGACCGTTGTAGGTTGGTGTTACCGACGCCCCGGGTGGACCGGACCTCTGCTAGCTCTCTCCGGGTTGAGCTCCGCCACTTACGTCGACGATTAGCTCTCCTTTCAAAGTGCTTAGCTATCTTGCTTTCCGGGTGATTCCAGACCCAGTAGATCATTCCGAATATGTAGGCATTCACAACGAGTACCAATAGGAGGAAACCCCATTGATTAGGATTATCCATATATGTCTCCTTAGTAATCCAATTGACACCCAAATTTTCCCGGGAAGAATTCTGAGGAATTGGGCCCTTAACTATCTTACACCTACGCACAAAAAGTAAAAAGCTTTCCCGATTTCCCGCGCAGAAATTGTGGGTCTGTACTAAGGCCCAAGCTCCCAGAGGGTCCCACTGAGTATGCCCAGAGGGCCCTTTTTAGGGGGGCGCAGAAGGGCTAATTTGGGGGCCCTCGGGGGACCCCCTCTGCAGGGGGCCCTGGGCAGCTTACCGATATCGCCGGTACTTGCGCCAGTCGTCGTACCTGGTATGTAGCTCGACACCCAGAGCGACCGCGAGCACTGTGGTCAGGAACTCTAGCATCCCTCTCTCCTCTATCTGTTATATTAGTATCATACCTGTCTGGGCTCCCTTGTGTTCTCCCCTCTCAGATAGTTCAGTAACTTTTAATTTAAGCCGCGCGTGAGCAGTCTGTTCCCGCTTAAGTGCTCTTGATACATGTATACAAAAAAGGGGAGGGAGACGTAGCCAAGGAATTCCCGGACTGGCTGTCTCCCTCCCTGAACCTACCAGTCCGGGATTCAAATCTTTTATGTTACGCTGCGCTTACTCGAGCCACCTCAGTGAAGCCCTTGCCGTCGAGGGCTAGGAAGAAGGTGTGACCACACCCGCCGAAGCGGTTCTTGGTGGTCTGCAACACGCGGCATCCACGAAGGTCAGGGTCCTTCTCCTCCACGTAGAGCTCCATCATGGCGTCAACCATGTGCTTAAGCTTGTTGGTACCTGCCATCTTGCCAGACTTATTGACCTGACCGATGATGACAGCGTTGCAGAAGTTCTCCTTGCAGTAGCTGGTCATGAGAGCCAGGGACCTTTCGGCCGAGGCACGATTGACTGAGCCGTTCTCGTACTTGCCGTCATCCATGCACTGGAGGCTGTCCACCAGGAGGAAGAAGGGCTTATTCTTATTGCCACGCCGTTTGCGGAGCTTATCACAGTTCTCGAGGAGGGTCGGGACATGTGTCTCCTGACCTACCGCGAAGCCGCTAGGCAGCTTAAGCCGCTCAGCGATCATCTTCACCTGGTAGAGGCTCTCCTCAGCGGTGTTGAACACCACCAGGGCACCGTTCTTGGTGAGGCGATCAGCCAGGGTAAGCAGCATCGTGGTCTTTCCAGCACCGGGTGTGCCAGTGAAGAAGAGCACCTGAGAAGGAGTAAAGCCCTCGCCGCCCAGAGCAGCGTCGAAGTAATCGAGACCAGAAGGGACCTTAACACGGAGTGCCTTAGGAACCTTGACTTTGAGAATGTTGGTACCGAATTCGATTTCTTCGGCAGAGACGTTGAGTTTCATTTGGTGTCTTCCTTGGCTAGGTTAACGGGTTAAGGGGTTAAAGGGTATTCCTTCCCCACATTGATATAATACCATACTGGGGGCTAATTTGCACAATTGATACGTATTATTTTATTTTACTGCGTGGGCCCAATATCTCATTCCGCAGTGGGTCACCAGGATAAGAGACCAGACTGCCGCTGTGAGCCACATGTACCGGTGCCAATTCAATCATAGCCTCCGCCCGACGCGTAGTAGGCGAACATGATACAGCTTAAGAATCCCGCGACATACCATGTTACATGTGCCATATCAATCATCTAAGGCCTTGTTAACGTTAAACTTTTAAGCAGCAGCCTTCTTGGGGTGCTTCATGTCGATGACGAAATCTCTCTTGCTAGCCTCGAAAGCGAGCCTATTTCCGGGAGTGATGACGTATCCTCTCTTCAACTTCGAGGGGCCGGGATCAGAGGCACCACCATCGGTGAGGATGAGGTAACCATCAAAGCGCTTACGGTTCTTGTTGGCATGTTCCACCACCGGACGGAAGTCCGTACCACCACACTGGGTCCGAAGCAGCTTCGGAGTCTTACCAGCGCGCCAGGTCGACTCACTCTTGAGATCGATTGAGGTGTCGAAGTGGAAGCAGGTGAACTCAGTCTTCTTAGCCAGCTGCTTAAGCTCTCCGAAGAGCAGCTCCAACTCACCTTGACTCATCGATCCGCTCTGGTCGATGTAGACCGCGATCGAGGAGGTGTAGCCCTTCTGGAATCCGGGGTGGATGCCAGGGTACTTCCGGTGGAGACGTCGCACGTTGCTGCTCCGATTGGCCCGTCGGGTCATTCCGCAGAACTGCTTGAGGACCGACTGCCAGGGAATCTCATTGGTGATCAGCTCACGAAGGACCTGGCGCGTGTCAGCGCCAACCGAGCCCCAAGCACCCTTCTTATCACAGTCCTTAACAGCTTCCTCGACAGCCTGTCGAATCTTACCCTTAATCAGCTCACGGTCCTCAGCGGACATCTCATCCCAACCATCATGGTCGTCCATGGGACCGGGGAGGCCAGGAACGCCTTCGCCCTCGCCTTCTTCACCGGGCTCACCAGGTTCTCCCTGACCGCCCTGTCCCTTCTCGATGTCCTTTGCGACCTCCTGCAGGAGGGAGAAGTACTGGTAAGCGGACAGACGCGTCTCGAAGGAGGCGATCTTCGCGGAGACTCGCTCGTAACGACCAACTGCCTCGGCTCCCATCTTAGCCTTGTCCTCGTCGGTCAGGTCGCGGAAGGCCTCACCAGGAACGAGACCTCCGTCAGGAAGTTCATCCCGCGGGATCAGGCTGTTGATGGCCAGGTCAGTCGCGTAGTTCCAGATGATGTGGGGGTCTTTGCGGTGCGTGGTGGTGTGTTCGAACACCAGGTGGAAGCACTCATGCTTAAGCAGCCCCTTGACCTGCTTGGAGGTGAGGCCGGCGACGAACTTTGGGTTCCACCACATCTTGATGTCGCCTTCCTTCGCCAGGACGCCGGCGGTGGGGATAGCAGAGGTCTTGACCTTTGTGATGGGCCTCAGGACCTTGCTAAAGAAAGGCTCATCCCACATCAGCTTGATCAGATGGGGGTCCAGCTCAAAGAGCGCTGCCTCAGCGTCAGTCACCTCTTTGACCGGGGCGAGGTCGACGTTAGTTCCGTTATCAGCCATCTGTATCTCCTTATTCCTTACATTATAATAATACCACACTCCCCGCGTTTTGACACGAGAAGAGCGATATAATTATCTTTTGTGCAAGTACCTGAAACCATTGAACTTTTAAGCGTTCCGGCTAGCTTGCACTGCCTTAACCACCGCGGTACCGATCAGCTTGTGGAGCTTCTGGATGTTCGGGAGGTTCTGCGTCTGAGAGCATGCGTTCCAGAGGGAGACCAGCTGCTCACCGGAGACCGCGTTAGCGAAGCCGGCGACGTTCTTAGCCTGAGAGGCCTTCCACTTCTCGTTCTTGCAGTGCTCAGAGATCTTATCGGTGAGAGCAGCGATGTCCGAGGCCACAGCGTTCTCGATCCGCTCCTTGTTCTCATTGAACCGATCGATGATGTCCTCAGCGGTGATGATCGTCTCGTAGTTCTCCACGAAGTCCGCGTAGGCGATAGCCGCCTCAGTTCCAACGAAACCCATGGACACCGCGTAGAATCCTTCCGGACGGCTGCCGGCGATTGTGCTAGCACCCCAGCCCATGTGGCGAAGCGACTCATCCAACCGATGCCAGGAGGCGGGGTTAGGAGCGACCGTACCAGGCTCCACCGTGGAGGGGTCGACCCTCAGGTGAGCGGGGTTCTGACGGATGAAGTCGACCGTGATCGGGTCGATGCCGTTCTCGTTGGCCCACTCGATCCAGTCCTCTGAGGTAGGCTCAAGGTCCACAACCCAGAACCGACGAAGCAGCGCGGGGTCCATGTCGTTGACGTCGTACTCAGCGCCGTGGTTAACAGCCGCGATGATGCGGGTCTCAGGGTGGAGACGGTGAGGAACACCGTTCTTATCGTTACCCAGCTCTCGGTCCAGGACCAGCTGGAAGAAGGACTGTTGGACGCCAGGGAGCGAGCGGTTGAGCTCGTCCAGCATCAGGACAACAGGCTCCTTGCAAGCCCGCATGAACCAAGACGGCATGCAGAAGGTCATGACGCCGGTCTCCTTCATCCCTTCGATGTCAGGATAACCACCGACGTCACCTTCGGACATGGTGGAACCGCGGACGTCGATAAAGGGAAGTCCCTTCTCTTCGGCCACTGCGGCACCGAGGAAGGACTTACCGACACCGGTCGGTCCGCGGAGGAGGATAGCGATATTGGAGGGAAGTTTCCCACCAACAGTTTTAAAGGTCTTGACATCCATCTAATTTTTCCTTGGCTTAGGATTCCGGGGGGTTGTCCCCCCAACTGTTATATAATACCACAGTGGGGGCTAATTTGCACAGAAGCGACGAAACAATTCATTTTATTGATCCACCACCGGCCGGAGCACCGCGCATCTGATGTTGAACACCTCGCCATTGAACATGACAGAGACGTAGTCAGTGTACTCAATTCCGGGTGGCTCCAGGAGAATTCCCACCGTGCCGGCTGGCATCTCGCGACAAGCGATCCAGCTGTCACCCTCTGGGTAGATGGCTGACTTCCGAGCGAGGCGCACCATGGTGCCGGCCTCCAGTTGCCACTTCATCTTTTGTTCTCTTCCGCCTCGACCCTCAGCTCGTTGACCCATACGGATCGCGTCAGCGACCGGATTATCCGCCCATGTCTTGCCCCCTCGCTTGGGGACGTAACCCTTATAGTCTCTCTGCGCACCGGCCACCTTGGCCGCCCGCGTCTTGTTCCTCTGCTCGAGAATGATCTCGGCACGTTCCGGGTCAGACAGCGCTGTCAGCTTGGCGATCCTCAATTTATCCGCGTAAGTCTTCTCTTTCGGCGCGGCGTCCCGCTGTTCCTCTGTGAGTGCGACTTTCGGTAGAATCTGTGCCATGTGATGCCTCCAGCTATAGATAAATAATACCATACTGCGGGATAATTTGCACAAAAGCGACGATTAATTGTCAAAGAGCGTGGTTACTTGGGATCCGAATGGTGATAGATCCCGTTCACCTGGGCACAAACAATTAGCATTGTGCTTTAATATAGTGCGCCTCTTCACCTGGGCACCACCCATGAAGTCGACGGCTTGAATGGACGCCATCGTCCCTATTCTCTCATCACGTAAAGCCGGACACCATCTATCTCACCTCTCTACTACGTCAATTTCAATTGCCGTATGTTTATATTCTACGGCGACGGCGAGCAAGTGTACAAGCTACATCTGAATTATAATGACACGCTCTCGCTCGTCCTTAGGTGCGGGATGTGGGTCAATGACCACGGGCTTGATATCGAATTCGTCAGTGGAATATTCGTCAGGCCGCGGCTCCTGACCCGGGTCGTCCTCAAGCACGAGCCTGAGTGCGGGTCGTCCGTCAGGTTGGATCTCGACTATGTATCGTGGCATCTCTCTTCCCTCCGTGTGGCGCATTTTTAAGTATTACTCCTACGTTCATCCTATCACGCATCGACGCAAATGAACACATTAATCTGTTAGGAGTAAAGTAACATAAAGGGAACACAATTGTGCGCGCCGACCGTGTAAAAAATGTAACTCACGTGTTACTATTAATCTGTTAGGAGGTGTTCTCGATTTGATGTAACACAAGGGTAACAAAAAAAGTATCACCATCGTCGATGAGGCGCCATTTAGCGCGCCCTCGAGTCAAGCCGCGAGAGTCGAATTGTACGAGATGGTGAGAGCCTGGTATAAGTCAGAGAGCTATTTTGAGCTCTCTTTTTTTATGCCTTCGCCCGGAAGCAGCTAGGGCAGATCTCTCACAGGGCAGCTCAGTCGACCCTCTGCTGTGGCTATATGGCCACTGTCCGGCGCGCATGGTGTGAATTAGACCCGGCCGCATGAGGAGCATACCTATGAGGACTATGCGTTACCAGGTTGGCCAGCTCGTGTGGATCACCACCTCCTATAAGAAGGATAAGGTGTATAGCCCGCCGGCCCTGATCGTGGGTGCCTACGAGGGAGAGCCGCGCATCTTCACCCAGAATGAGGTGGAGAACACCCGATGGATCACGGAGGAGGGCCTGCACACGGACTGGGTGTACGACATCATGTACGAGGGACAGATAGAGCTAGGTGTGTCCTCTGAGTGGCTACGTCCCTATGAGCCGGTGGAGTAGTAGCGCGTTCTCTTTCTCTCTACGCTCTTCTTATTATTAGTCGCGTGTGTTCTTCTCTTTGGGTAGACGTTCAGCGACATTGTCGATGTCGGCCAGCGACTCAAGAATCAGCATCTCAACCTGATTCCTCTCAACAACATCCTTCATCTTGTGCCGAGCCGCATCTGTCCAGTAGCCCTTGACCTCAACATACAGGTCATAGTCAGGTAGGTAGAAATCAGGAATATATTTCCTCTTCCTATCGCGTACCGTACGATACTCTAAGATCATGTTCTCATCTCTGTGCCATTTGATCCCCAGCTCATCCAGCTTTTTCGCTAGCGCAACTTCCCATGTGCTATCCATCATTACATCAAACCCATCAACAGTCGTATAGAGCGATTGCTTACTCCACAGCTCGCCCTTCTTTCGAGTTTTCTTCTTGGGCTTAGCCTTCTTGGCCTTAGCCTTAGGCTTTACTTCTTCATCTGTCATATTATTAGTCACCCACGTTTTTCGCTTTGTGTAGGCGTCGGAGACAGTTCATCTCAGATTGTAGCAGTTTTGTATTGAGCACCACAACCGCAACCTCAAGCTCCATGTTTCTCTCAAACAGCTCAGTGCACGCCTCGTCCACATCTTGGAGCTGGTCGAT